TCACGAAGTGCTTTTTCTTGGTTTTCTAGGATAACAGTAGTTACAGCCTTACGATACGAATCATTGATCTCTGGAAGATCGTTGTGTTCTAGGACTGGTTGCCACTTTTCCTGTAAATGTTCTGTTTGAAACATTTTTATTTCTCCTTGTTGAGTGTTTTTCTAATAATATTTATAAGAATTAAATTCTTGAAAGACATAATCTTCCGCAAACTAAACCTTACCTCGCTTTACATTTTTACTAATCGCACTCATATAAGCACTCATAGCACCAGTTGTATCGTAAGATTCAGAATTTTCAGATTCAGAATCTACAGATTCAGCGACAGTCGTTGCCTTCGGAAAGTAACTTTCCTTAAGCGTGTCAAGTTTACCTCTGAAGGAATCTTCGTCAGTAAAATCAACATCTTCTGCAAGAGCTTTAAATTTCTCAGCTTCAGTGTCAGCCAAGTCTGAAGCAACCTCTGCAAAAACAGACTCACGAACTAGTTGATTGTTTGCTTTCTTTAAGTCAGCAGACTTTTCAATTTGTTCATTGAGTTTGGCTTCTAAGTCGTCAATCTTTTCAGACTGAGTTCCTAAGATGTCATACTTCTCATCTGGAACATCAATATAATGTTCTTCGAAAAGAGATTTAAGTCCAGAAATGAAATCTTCTGCAATCTCGCCTTTGAGACCACGTTCAATCGCAATTTCGTTTTCTTTCATCCATTCTTCAACTACATAACCCATATATGCGTCAACTTTTTCAGTCAACTCACTGTGAATTCTGTTTGTCTCTTCAGCAACTTCTTGAACCTTTGCAGATTCAATTCTCTCAACTTCTGAACGAAGTTTTGATTTAATAGCAGCTTCAAAGATTGTAGATGCTTTTTCTTTGAACTCTTCAGAAATTTCTTCACCATTAACTAGTGCAGTAATATCTTCTGAGACATCTACTGAGGCAAGACGATCTTCCAAAGTAGATTCGTCAACTTCCACTGACTCATCTTCTTTTTCTTCTTCTTCTTTTGCCATCATTTTATCGTAAGATGCTTTAAGGTCTCCAGCTTTCATGTTCTCCATTTCAGAGTACATTGCTTTTAACATTTCAGCTTTTGTCATCTTACCTTCTTCTAGTGATTCTGTTTCAGAATCGTCTGAAGTTTCAGTTTCTTCTTTGGTTGCACCGGCTTTAGGGTCTGCAGCTTTCTTAACTTTTGCAGATGCCTTCTTACCAGCACTGTCCTTTGACTCTGGGTCAACAACAGCTTTACCCAAATCTTCAACATCACCTTCTTGTTTTTCCATTGAGTCACCTTTTGCAGCGCCGTCTTTAGGGCTTGATGCTTCAGCAAGTTCTGCTGAGACTTCCGCTTCTAGTTCCTCAATTGTCTTATCTAGTTCTGACATTGGGATTTTCTCCTTGGTTGTTTATTAACATATTTATAATGATTAAAGTTTTGACAGAAATTTTGCGAATGCAAGTGCGGAAACATTTGACTGTCTACGTCTTACAGACTCATTGATTTCATCGTGGATTTCGGCAATCTCAACTTCTTTGAGTATTCCGTTGTTCCAAATCCATTCCTTACCTTCCATAATTCCTTCTACAAAGGCTTGAGGTGCAGATGGGTCTGCAACAATATCTGCCGCAGTGGCAAGATAAAAATCGTCTTTCACATAATTCGCACCACTTCTAGACTCAATAGAACCCATACCTCTTGAAGAGACACCAAGTTTACCACCGTCTTTAATTAATGCTTTCGCTATTTCCCCCATTGGAGTAGAGAGCAGTTTCGCCTCACCAATAAAGTTCTTTCCATCAGCTTCCAGTTTTGTAATCATATGCGATACCCTGTCAAGATTGACAGTAGGGCCTTCTGGATGACCCAGTTCCCCAAACGCACGACCTTCAGCAACAAATTCTTTGTTATAACGAGTAACTTCTTTTTGAAGTACACTCATTGGGTAGACACGACCATTACGGTTCTTCATGTCTGCCTGCATAAAGATTCCTCGAATCTTCATGTCTTTACCACCGTCCTCTTTGGCTTCGGTGATGTATTCTACTTCTTGGATTTGTTCGGCGATTAGTTTCATATTAATACCCCGAACTTACAACTGGTGTGATAAAAAGAGAGGTTGCTCCACGCATTCCTACTCCAATATCAGTGTGAATAACGACACCAGCATTTGCATTAATTCTAATTGAACCAGTGTCACCGTCATCATCAGCATTTCTAATTGTAACTGCTTGTTTCGAACCATTGTTAAAAACATAATGTGCAGTTGCAGTTTTACCTTTGGTTGTCCCAGTAGCGAGTGCTTCTTCTGCTCCGATTATTTTCATGTCATTCTTCCTAAATTGTTAGCATTTCTTTTTCAAAATAGTCCATAAGTGCCTTATGCGGAACTTTGAACTTCTTGGAAACACTATTTATTGTTTTGTCAAAAGTATTTAGGAAATCTGTGGGTTTCGCATCCATTTCCTTGAATATAGCATCAATAGCCTTCTTCATCGCTGGAGATAACTTCTTATACTCCTTAGATGATTTATGCTCATCTTTCTCTGGTAAGTTCTGTTTGAACTGCGAAAGAGTTTTACTCACTATCTTCTTCTACCTTTGTATCTGAAATATGATGTGTCACAAAGGTTTGTGCCACGTCTTGTCTTTTGGTTTCTAAAGCATCCCCAACCTTAGTTGCGAGTGCATTATTAAAATGTGTCTCCGCCGCAAGGTTGTCGCCTGATGCAATTGAACTTACAAAGTCTTTTACATTGTCCATTATTTATCTCCCTTATTTGGATCGTTATGTGCGAACATACCATCATCGTCTGCACCCATCTCACTACCTTCTTCATCTTTAAGTTGATTGTCGATTTCTTCAATCTCCTCATCAGACATTCTAAGGATTTGTTTCTTAACATATTCCTTAGAGAAGTAAGTACCTACATAGGATTCGACTGAACCAAGCATGTCCAATCTTTCCCGAAGAATTTCTGCATTCTTCAGTTCTGTGAAATGTCCATCTTGTAGGAAGTCGAACTGTATATGTTCTTTAAACGTATCCCATTCTTCCATAGCAATCACACCCTTCAATAGAAGTTGTGTGCGTATCATGTCTAAGAATAGTGTAGTAAACTTCTTACGAAGTCTCTGGACAAATTTTGTGAATTTAAGTTCATCTCTCGTAATGTTATCAGAACGACCTAGTTGAAATCCTGTTTCTTCTGCAAGTCTTGATACTGGTACGTTCAATGAACGGAATAATTTTTTCTGGAAGTAGGTAATGTCATCAATCTCACCAAGGTTTGAACCGCCTGGCAAAGTTGTAATCTCTGTACCTCTACCACCTTCTCTACGAGGCAACCAGAAATCTTCTAACATAGACATGTGGTTTCTGTCATCTCTGATTTCACCAGTTCTTGCATCGTATACCATTTTGTTACGATAACGATTCATCACATCTTTTAGATATGATTCTGCTTTCATCTTTGGTAAGTTACCAACGTCAATATAGAAAATACGTCTTTCAGGCGCACGAGAGATACGATAGATAACTAACGAATCTTCAATCATTCGCAACTGATTAACAGGTTTGATTGCTTTGTTTAGATATGATAATACTGTACCTTTGGACATATCAATAAGTCCAGAAGGGCAGTATGTAATAGAGTCTGAAGTAATCTTGACTCCATTAGATGTTCCTACGTTTTGTTCCCATCCCTTATCGTTATAAAGGTAAAAGTCTTTGACATCCTTGACCATTTCCATGCCAGTTTTATTGTCAATGTCTTTCTGGGTTTCTCTCGCTTTCTTGATTTTGCGAGGGTCGATATATCGAACTTCCTTAATACCCTTGCGAGGATGTTTGGGGTCGATAATTTTATGATAATAAATTCTGCCATCAACATACCAACGTCTAAAGATATCATGTCCTTTTGCATTAAAATCTAATAGGTGTAGGATTTCATGGAATTCCTCACGAATTTTTGTTTTAATGTTTTGGGATACGTCTAGTC